ACTGGTCTAAGGACGGTGAGCTGAAGACCAAGTTGCTAAGCGAGCATTTCGGCTCTCTAGAGGAGGCGCGGCGCCGCGTCCTCTTCATCCTTGACGACCGGGACAGCTCCGTTGAGGGTCTGCGCAATGCAGGCTTCCCGGTCTGGCAAGTCCGCCCATCTGGCTACTGAGGAGGAATGAATGAACATCATCGGTATCAAGCCCACCCACGACGGCACCATCGCCGTTATCAAGAACGGCTGCCTGCTCGTCTCTGTAGAAGTGGAGAAGGTTGACAATGGTCCGCGCTACGCTTCTATCTCGGACCGGTCACTGCTGGACCGCATGCTCTACGAGGCACTCAGCCTCGCTTACAGAGGTGTCGTGCCGAGCGCGGTAAACTGCAAGTTGGTCGTTGATGGTTGGGTGAACAAGCGCAGCCGCCGCTACGTCCTAGATATGGCACCATACAACGACGGCGTGAGCAAACAGGACCCTATGACACCGTTCTGGTACTCTACAGAGCAGCATCGTGGGCATCTGCTGCGCAATTTGGCAAACGAGTATGTCAGCTATCACCACACCACAGACCACGTAACCGGCACCTATCTCTGTTGGCCCGGCGCCGTGGACAATAAGGACGATACCTACGTGCTGGTGTGGGACGGAACTCCCGGAGCGCGTCTATACGTGATCAACCCGGTCAACCGCAAAGTCACGTTCATCGCGCAGATCCTCTCGTTTGCGGGCTATATCTATGGAGCTCTTGGCCTCTACTTCGGACCCTACAGGCTGTCGGATTCACCGGATGAGGTGCGCGACGAGATTGAGCTTATCCGTATCACCACCAACCGAGCGGCTAAGGGCGACCGGGAATTCCCCGGCAAGCTCATGGCCTACATCGGGCTCGGCACGCGCAACAACATCGCGCTAGAGGCGACACACTCGCTCTATCAACAGATGCAGCGGGAGGGCAAGCTCCTGCCGGAGTGGGAGATCGACGGTGAGGACCCACTTGCTGAGAAGGTCATGCACGAGTTCATGTTCCGCTTCGCAAGGCTGATGAAGGACTGCGGTCTTGACGATCCTAGCGCGTTGCTCACCTATCACCGCTTCATCGAGGAGCTGATGATAGACGGCTTGAAGCTTGTCATGACGGAAGGGGAGAATCTTCTCTTCACAGGTGGCTGCGCTCTAAACATCAAATGGAATTCCGCCTTGCGCAACTGTGGGCACTTCAACGATGTCTGGGTGCCACCGTTCCCCAATGACACAGGGTCTGCGCTCGGCGCCGCAGCAACGGAAGCGTGGTTGAGCGACGGCATCAACGCTCTAGACTGGACCGTCTTCTGCGGCCCGCGCCTCAAAGGTGTCGGTCTCGGCTACCCTGGTTGGGTGACCAAGCCAGACACGATCTCCGACGTTGCGCGGCGGCTCGCCGACTTCCCCGAAGAGCCAATCCTGTTTCTGGTTGGCCGCTCTGAGATCGGACCACGCGCCCTCGGCCAGCGCAGCATCCTTGCCAGCGTCAATAGCAAGGAGATGAAGAGCGTGCTCAACCGCATGAAGCGGCGTGAAGAGTTCCGGCCTGTATCTCCGATCTGCTTAGAGGAGGAGGCTCCGGACTGGTTCTCTCCGGGGACGCCGGACCCCTATATGCTGTTCGAGCATATGGCCATCGCGCGCAAAGCCGCGAGCATCCCTGCCGTCGTCCACATTGACGGGTCTGCTCGGCTTCAGACAGTCGGGAGGGGCATTGATTCGTCGCCAATCGTCCGTGGTCTTTTGGAGGAGTACAACCGGCTAACGGGCATCCCTATGCTCTGTAACACCTCTGCCAACTACAACGGCAGCGGCTTCTTCCCTGACGTTGCTTCCGCCCTTCTCTGGGCGCGCGGCGCCGGGATAAGATACGTCTACACAGACAACGACGAGAGAGGCAGCGACCACATCAGCATGGCCTACCAGCTTGTAGAAGGCTGGACGCCTCGTGTGAACGAGGCACGCAAGTGAACATGCATGACGCAATGGTGAGCGCGCTGGACAAGGCGCGTGCCACCTTCAAGGCACGTAACGCTGCGTATTCACAAGGCCAGGACTTCGGTTTTGAGAAGCACGCAGCGATGCTGATGGCGCTCTTCCCAGAAGGGTTGACCATCAAAGACACAAAGCAGATGGCCCGGTTCATCCTATTTGTGATGGTGACGGTCAAGGTCGCACGCTATGCAGAGCATATGCCGACGCAAGGCCATGAGGACTCTGCGCATGACCTTGGTGTCTATGCGTTGCTTATGGAGGCCTACGATGCGGTGATGACGGACAGGGAGGGGAATCGATGAGCTACCTTGTGACAGGCGGAGAAAGCGGCTTGGGCGCCGAGGTCATCCGGCAACTTCGAGAAATGGGTGAGACAGCAATCAATCTACCAGGCTCCGTCATGCTGAGCGGCAAGGACGCAATCCACTCGGCGATCAGGTCCATGCCGAACATCCGCTACGTGATCAACAACTTCGGGATCAATCATCTGTCGTGGATTGGTGAGACACCCGAGGAGGATGAGGACATCGTCCAAGTCAATCTGCTCGGCCCGTATTGGGTTGTCAACGCGCTCATGGAGAAAGGAGATGTCTGCCGGGCTCTAAACGTCGCCAGCGCCACCTACCGCATTCCACAGCGCACGACGAGCCTCTACTGCGCGAGCAAGGCTGGCCTCGTGCATATGACGCGCGTGATGGCGCGTGAGCTTGCACATCACGGCTGGGTTGTCAACGCCATCGCTCCTGGCCCTATAGAGGGCACAACGATGACGCGGATGGTCAACGAGCAAGTTGAGGAGCTCCGCGGATGGACGCGCCTTGAAGCGGAGGCCTACGAGCGAAAGCTTATACCAATGGGGCGCCGCACAACTGTCACGGAGGTCGCAGCGGCGATCATCGCGATCCTCGATCTGCCGGAGTACGTCAACGGAGCCTGTATTGATATGACGGGTGGTGCGTGATGCCGAACACACAGCCAAGCAAGCCACCCCGCCCGCCCGGCGCCGGGGGGCGAAGCGTCCCTGACCGCCTTCAGGCTCTGGGCGATCTGTTCGCCGAACGGAACGCGCTCTACCGGGACTCGTGGCATGAGACAGGCGCGGTCATGGATGCCTTCTTCCCCTACGGGCTGGCCCTTCAATCACCTGAGGACTTTGGAAGGTTCGTCATTCTTCAGCAGATGATTGGCAAGCTGCATCGCTACGCTCTTATGTTCGACAGGGGCGGGCATGTGGACTCTCTGGATGATCTCGCTGTGTATGCGCAGATGCTTCAGGAGTTAGACGGAACCATAAACAAGGAGAACGACATGAGCATCGACTTTGGAGACGACAACCCTGATCATGGTGGCTACCGACCGGTGAAGGGTGAGAACCCGTCCGCGCGTCCGGCATCCGTGCCAAATCAGCCGAGCAGCGTTCAGCCGCCGACTATGCAGGACCAGAAGGGCAACTCCTACAGCAGCGTGCGTGACAGGCTGCTTACCGACCCAGATCTCCAGCGGCAGGTGATCGCGGCTGGCAATCTCCTAAGTGCGGTGTGCTACAATCTGTCGGTGGAAGCTGGTTGGTGGTCAAACAACTCGGCGGACAACCCGTTGATCGTGCCAACGAAGATCACCCTCACCCACAGCGAGCTCAGTGAGGCGATGGAAGGGCACAGGATCGACGCCGACGATCAACACCTCCCGCACCGCAAATCCGTCGATGTGGAGCTCGCGGACGCTGTCATCCGAATTGCCGATCTGTGCGGACATCTCAAATCGCAACTCGGGAACGTGGTCCTGGAGAAGCTCGTATACAACCAGACCAGACGAGACCATCAAATAGATGTGCGCGCTAAGGTCGGAGGCAAGCGATACTAGCCAACGGGCCGGGCGCAGCGATGCGCCCGGTAGCCCGAGAAAAGGAGGAGACTATGATCACCAGCACGATGGACAACGAGAACGATTTTTACCTCCCCTCGCCAACAGACGATTTAACCGATGAGGAGTTCATAACATACTGCGACGCACACTCAGACATGCCACGCTGCGGTATGACTCCGGCCCAGACCCACCGGCTCCTAATGATTGCCGGGATGCATGGCTCTGCAGAACAGTATCTCTATATGCCTCCGACCGTTCTAAAGCACGTAAGCAAGGCGATCAAGGGCATCATCACAGACATCTACGCGCGGCGCCGAGGAGATGGCAATTCCGGAGGCACAGGGTGAACGCCCACCGGTCGCGCGCCTATTATGCACGCGCG